TTAAGCAATCGACGGACCACTGTAAATGCCTCCTTCGGGAACGGTTACAAATCCGCTCTGTAGCCCCTCGTTGATCATCGAGACACATGCTTTGAGAGTGGTTCGATCGTTCATATCCCGTAACTCGTTGGCTATAGCCTTCAATGTGTCTGCGATCTCGCGGAACTGGGATTCAGTCAGCATCTCTTACCCAATCCGTAGCCATGCAGGTACCTACAAACCACTCCACTTCTGGGTAGGCACGTTTCAACTGCTGTACCATCCCTTTCGCGCTCGCTTTGTTAGTCGGATGGGCCTCCGACGCGGCTAGGATTACACCTAGTGGGGACAGGTAACACGCCTGGTATCTCTTACGTAGCTTGTCCACTAGTCCACTCCTTTCTGATTTGTCGGTACAACAGCACGGGCCAAACGACGGTCAACACGACGAACATCACAGGAATCCCGAAGACGATGGCTACCATCGTCAGCGTCGCGCTTCGTACCGCTATACGGTCCAACCGATAAGTCATGTGTTGACACACGGGGTTTAGCAGAATCCCCGCGAACGCAACGGACACGAGGGCGTAGAAGACGATCCCGGTAGACAGTAGGAACGTCATTTCGATGCCTTCGACAGGTCGTGTTCCAATTCGTTGATCCGACCGTTCAGTTCGTCAATCGTCTCTTCCAACCCCGCAATACGGATCTCTTGTTCGTCCCGCTGTTCGTCCAACCGATCGGCCTCGTCCAACGCCTCGTGGGTACGACGAACCAGATCCGGCAGAGCGCCGTGAATAGCGGTGATGAAGTCAGCGTCGCGGTTGTTGAGTAGATCAGCCACCACGTAAGCGTTTTCTTCGCCTTCTTCCCCAACGGAATTGATGAACCAGTAATCGGTGTCATCAGGATCGCCGTTGTTGGCGGGCATCCAATATTGGTTCTCTGCCCCGGTGGTTTTCGCCCACAGGGAATACAGCTCGTCTAGAAACTCACGGATGTCCATCGACGTCTCCACGTGGTACAAGCAGTGCCTCGTATCGATACAAGACGTAGTCCGTAGGAACACCTTCCGGCCAAGGTTCTGGATAGTTGTCACTGTGGCGATAAACCGTACGGGTTATACCAGAAGCAAACTCGCCCTTCATCAACATCTCGTGGACTGCCCAATCTTGAAGCTCGCGGGCACTAACCTTAGACATCACGTCGGGATGGATCGGCAGTATTACTACGAATTTCCGTATCTCTTTGGTTATTACGACTGTGTCGTCCATACTTCCTCCTGGTCGTATGTCAAGTTAGAAACGTCACTGTGACGCTCATTCATGTGAAGCCTCCATCCAGTTGGCCCCAGCCGGTCCGGCAGACACCGGGAAGTCGACACGTTGGCCTCCGACAGAGGGTTGGAACTCGGTTTCCATCAGGCGTACCAAGTAATCCCGGCACGCCTCCCAGTTCTCACGAGGAACCGAGAACAACACCGCGTCGTGAATCTGCGCCTTCACCCGGCGCAGTACGTGCGGCGGCATACGCAACAGCGCATCGCACACGATCTCCCGAGTACCGTTCTGCCCCTTCAGGGCCGGGGCCTGTGTGAAGATCCGTTCTTGCTCGACCCAGAGCTTGCGTCCCCACTCGTTCATCACGTACCCGCGTGTGGCTTCGTCACGAACCCGGTTCTGCCAGTCGACCAACGCGACGAACGTCGCGTCCATCCCGTCACAGAACTTCTTGGCGGTCATGAACGGCAGGCCGGTAACCCGAACCAACCCCCGAGCCTGACCACCGTAAGACCAACCGTGCCCCAACGGCTTTGCCATCTGCCGGTACTTCTTCGGGTCGGACTCCACGACCTCACGACCCCACGCAGCTATCGCGTTGATCATGTGGCCGTCCGCTCCCGGCTCGAACCGCTCCGCGTACTTACGGTCCCCCGAGTAGGCAGCGACGATACGAGCGTCCGCGTTCGAGTAGTCCAGCTCAAGTAGGACTTCGTCGTCGTTGTCCGGTACGAAGTACGACTTCTCCACCGCACCCTCGCCTCTGGATGTCCAGACCGTCAACCCCGGTTCGGTGGTACTCCACCGACCCGACCGTTGGAGCATCGTTATATCCGGGTGTACAAACCCGTCCGGGTGCGTCGAGTCCAACGCCAGCTGAGCCAACGACCGCTGCCCCTTCAGTTCCGCCAGCGCTTTTCCGAGATCTTCCGCAGACGTGCCTTTGGTCAGCTCGGTAAGAACCTCGCCACCCAACGACAGGTTTCCGGTAGATGTCTTGGTCCAGTCCTTGCGGGACTTCGGGGTGATCCCGTGATCGGCCAACGCCGCCATGATGGCTTCTTTACCGGCTGTCGTAGCCCACGGGCTCTTACCCTCGGTCGGCAGTCCGTACTTGGTCTGGAGTTCGGACAAGATCGCCTCACGGCGTTCCCGGAGTTCTTCGACGCGGGCTTTGGCTGCCTTAACGTCGACCCGTAAACCGTTGGAGGATATGACGGCAGCTCGTGCCGCTATCTCCTGTTCACGCAGCGCGTAGTCGTCCAGCTTGCCCTTCTTCAACAGCTCCCGAGCCACCACGCGGGACGCCACGACGTCACCGATCAGGTACTCCCGATACCGTTCGTCGTCCACCGGGATAGAACCGAACCCCCCGAACTCTTTGGCTAGCGCCTTCAGGTCGTGGGTCTTCCCCGGTACCCCGAGCTGGTGTGCCTGTTCGTCCAGGCTAAACCACCGCTTCATCTTGTCCGGGGAGTTGGCCAGAGCGTTCTTCCCGAACCGGTTGACGAACATGTACGGGGCCGGATTCACCAGTGCCGCATGGGTCCAGGTGTCGTATACCCGTCGCTGTTGGGCTAGTTCTAGCGGGATGTCGGACTTGATACCGAATACCGCCCGGAGGTCGAACGCGTGGATGTTGTGTCCGATTATCCAGCGGGCCTTGAGAATCTGTTCTTTGATCTCTTCGAGATCGGTGGTCAGTACCACCTCACCGTCACCCCACGCGTACCCGATCAGCCGTACGAACTCTTCCGGTGGCATCGAGTACATCAGCTCAGCCGAGTGGCTTTCAATATCGAACGTTAATGTGCCCTCGGTCATTTCGCCCCTAAGAGTTAGTCATCCAAACCCGAGTACTGTTCGACCATGCGAACAGCGGTGTTTTCGATGGTCTGAACAAACATCTGGATCTCGTCTGTGTACGCACCCATCTCCGCGTAGCTGTGTTGGGCAGCCTTCAGGGCTGCGAGTACCACAATCGGCGACAGGCTGTGGGCCAGGATGTCTTTGTAAATCTCTTTCTAGATGTTCATCAGATACCCTGCAATTTCGCTTGCTGTGCCATAAATTCTTCCCAGCTCTGGAAGGTTGCAACGAGCTTTCCCGAGTCCCTACTCTTGGTCCAAGTACTCAACCTCGCCCTAAACTCCGAATCCGCATATGCTCGGGGCTCCTTCAGCACCAACCACAGATCAGAACCGGGGTTCCAGTTCTGGATAGCCTGCGCGAGAGGGTGGTCGTATTCCAACTCAATTTCCATCAAATCCCTTTCCAATACACGTTCTTCGTAATCCGGGAGATCGTGGACTTCGCCACGTCGAAGATCACCGCCAGCTCGGTTACCTTGTAGCCCTTACGCTTTAGGTCCCGGATCTGTTGGACTTCGCCTTTGGTCAGCTTTTTGGCGTTCGACGGTTGTTGTCGTATCTGGGATTTCAGCCGTTTGTTGACTTCGGTCAACCGTTCGACCTCCGCGATCAACGCGTCGTAGTCCTCGATGTCCATCGTGAACGTGGTCATTTAAGTACCTGCATTCCATAAGGGGGCTCCACCAACCGAACCCAGACACCCATCAGCCGGAAAACAATTCCGGGGTATTCGCGGCTTCGCTTGTGTCGGCGGCGGGCGCTCATTCGGTAATCCCCTGGCGCATCCAGTGAATAACCGCACCAGCCTTGTCGCAATCGCGAGGTCCCAACCATCGACCACTACCTAGTACTGTGCAATGAAGAATCCGGCCTTCTCTGCCGTGCTGGATGATGATCGTCCGATCTCCGCGTATGTAGTCAACCCTCCTGCCGTAGACGCCGTCGTACAACCGCTCTGAATAGCCGAGTTTCCGGGCCTCCAGAAACACGTCATAGCTGTCATATCGGCGACTCATCGCACCGCCTTCCCCGTGTAGTACTCGACCAACTCCCACCGAAACGACGTGAAACTACCTGTGTCGCCGGTTAGTACGAGTTCGTCTCCGTCAAACGTCAACCGGCTCTCAGGTACCCGAATCGGTTCGTCTTCGCCGATTAGGTGGACCTCGAAGTCGAACACCTCCGGGGGAGGCGGGGGGTCGAACCCCGCCCCCTCCATCAGATCCTCAAAGTCAGACACGGCTACCGCAGGAACTCAGGGCTGCACTGGTCGGGTGTGTCCTTGGGCGTTGGGCAGAAAAAGCCCTTCCAAGTCCGACCGTTCTTTGAGCCGGTCTTGTACTGCATCTCGCCGTGCTTGCACTGGCGGGTATCCCCACCGGGCGCAGACTGTGCCCCGGCCGGTACGTTGGACTGGGGTTGTGCGGTAGCAGCCGGTGCGGGGGTAGAACCACCGCCGAGTCTCACAAAGTGCTTACCCGCGTTCTGAACTCGCTCCATGAGGGCGGCCACCCGTTTTGCGTTCGCTTCGGAGAAGAACTCTTCTGTCTCTTCCAGGGATTCCGCGTGTAGGACGATCCACGGGTCTGTGAACGAAGCACCGCCTTTTAGCGTCGTTACCAACTTCCCTTCACCGGGGACCTTGGCGCTACCGCCGATCTTCACTACGGGCGGCGCAGCCCCCTGTGCGATAGCGCCCCCACCACCGCCCGTGCTCTCCACCACAACGGGTTCCGGGCTCTTGGGTGCGAACGGGTCGTCATCAATATCGGTCATGTTTGCCTTTCGACTTCTTGAACAAAACACCGATCAGGTGGTACGGATCGGTTTGGGACGGCAGCCAATTGAGTAGGTGGGCTGCCGTTACTAGGACGAGCACGTAGATGGGTACCGGGTGTTTGGCCAGTCCCCGGTCTACGGCTTCTGACAGGAGTTCCCCTTCGCGGCAATTGATTTCATGCCAGAGAACCCCAGCGGCTATCGCCGCCCACATACCTCTACCTGATAGGGCACGAACCGTTGGAGCAGTCTTCGTCAACGCCGTCGCTGACGGATTTGGCCTGTGACGCTTCATACTCCTCCTTTGATATCCGCTCGTATGGGCTTTGTGGCATAGACGATTCCGGGAAGACGGTCGCACCTTTAATCAACCCCGCGAACCGGACCAACTGATCCGACACGTCTTTCGCCGTAACACCCGCCACTACCTTGTGGATGGCCGACTCGGACGTACCTGTCCTTACGTTGGCCGTGAACGACACCGCGTTATCCGCCCAACACGTCTGGTACATCGCTTGGAACGCCAACAACTCGTTGAGCGACAACTCGTCGGCTGACTGCACCAACTCCTCCGCCCGTTCCGGGCCGTGGATGGCCTCTACAGCGGCCACTAGCGTGTCCTTGGTAGGAATGGTTACTACCAACGTGTCCGGGGCGTACAGGTCGTCTTCGACGTGGAATCCCTGCTCCCGCAGTTCGTCCACCTGTGCCAGATCGTCACCGCGTGTGTTGAACCGGATTCGCCGGTTGAAGTACCGGGAGAAGATCGGGTGGATACCTTCTGATACTCCGGGCATCTTCGCGATGGTCCCTGTAGGGGCCACCGTCCGTTTCTTCACCGGAACCGGGATACGCAACTGGTGACAGAACCTCACGGCCTCGTCGTCCACGGCAGCCGCCCACGATCTCAGCTTCGCCTTGAACTCCGGGTCAGCCGGTGCGTCCGAGTACTTTCGACCGGTCATTGCCAGGTACGAGGCCACCCCCAGGTGTCCGACACCGATTCGGCGGTTGCGGTCCAGTACTTCTCTAGACTTGTCGTCGCCTACGGCGGCGAACGTGGCCCGGATCAGGAATCGGGTCATCAGCTGGTGGGCCTTGTAGACCTCGAACAGCGACTCGTTTCCGTACTCGTCTACGAACGCTGCCAGGTTGACGTGACCCAGGTTGCACGGTTCCCAGGCCTCTAACGCTATCTCTGCGCAGGGATTACATGCGTTGACAGCGTTTGGCTCACCCCGGTTGTTAGCACTCCAGTCCCACATACCCGGCTCACCATTGCGTACAGCACCACTCGCCAGGGCTTTCAGAACACGCGACGCAGCGGCTCCGTACACCGACCATTTACTGTTGTCACACGGATTGTTTTCTACGGTCTCTGCGGATTGCCAGAAGTGCTCATCAACTTCGACGGAGATGTTCGTCGTCCAGTGAGACCCAGAGTCAGCCTTGCAGTTTATGAACTCATTGATCTGCTCATCAGCCCAATGCATCATCGCCATGCGGGCCGACCGGCGAACACCACCCGCCACAACACACTTGGCGATCTCGTGGTCCATCTCCATCGCCGACATACCGTCCAGCCGGTGACCGTGTTTGTCACTGAGGATCTTCGACACTTCGATCAGCATGTGGGCCAACGGGAGCGGACCCGATGCACGACCACCGAACGTCTTCAGACGAGCACCCGCGTGTCGTATCCGCGACACGTCGTAGACCCGGTTGAAGTGGACGGTGTCTTCCCGGTAGTGCGTGTCGATCAGGTCGACCAGCGCAGCTGCCCAACCCTCTCGGGAGTCCTCGATCGGGAAAGCACCCTCCCACTCATAGTCGTACAGCGTGGACAACACGCCTTCGGCCTTGAGTGTTTCGTAATCGGGATGTTCTGGGTCGCAAACGATGTCGACCTGTAGGAAGTGTTGGATCAACGGGAAGTGTTGTAGGAACCGGTTGGAGTAGTTGGCCCCGACCCCCCCGCCTTCCATCAAGCGCATGAACGAAAACTCGAAGTGGTCCGAGGGCTTTTCGGTCCATCCCGATACCCAGCAATTGAACAAATGCTGTGCGTTCTTCACGCCCGATGCCCACAGATGACGGCCAGCGGGTAGGATCTTGAAGTCCGTCATCAGTCGGATTAGGTCTTCTCGTTCTCCGGGTAGTTGGTACCGATCAGGTACCAACGCGAGGTTCCCTGATACCACTCGTGCCACAGTTTCCGGCCAAACTTCTCGGCTTCCGTCTGGCTTAGTTCTGGCGTATGTTCGGTTGTATACCAGTTCACCTGTTGGTCCCCAATTGATTTCACTGACCGTCAATCGAGTTCCTTAAGAAGTTTCTCTAGCACCTTGACAGAGGCGTCGTAGATTAGACCTAGATCTTCGGGGTCGAAAGACTGGGTTACGTCACTGTCGTACACGTAGTCGTACGAAAACCCGCCTTCGAGGAAGGCGCGGACGACTTCGATAGCCGCGTTAACTATGGTTGTGCTAAACATTTACTCGCCCCTTCGTGTACACACCGCCGCAATACATCTCGCGGTCCTGTTGACTCCAGTTCTCGATCCGCATCCGTTTTTCGTGCGGGAACAGCTCGGGAAACACTTCCGCCCTGTACATCTCGGAATGCGGCATCCCGTTAAACTGGCCGTCGAATAGGTTCATCACCGTAGAACTCCCTTCTATATGTAGTTATCGCTGTTACCCCTCCGGTTCGGTCCACTACCGGGATGATGTTGTCCCCGTGCTCGATTAGCGCCATCGCCACGTCACCGGTTGGATCTCCGTGCTGCCCCTTACGCTTTCGCTGTTCGGGGAACATCACGTCTTTGCTTCCGATACCTTTGACGTCGTCCGCGATATACATCGCGTTGACCTCTTCGGTAAGAGACTTGACGGCTCTTTTAAGGACCGACTTCTGCGGTTCGACAGGTACAAACCCGTCCACGTATCGAGATCTCAGCGCTTCACCGTGCTCTTGGTTGTGGTCGCACACAGACTCCAGGGCTATCGGTAAGGCATCCATCAGATACTTGTTGGTCGACTCACCCCGTAAGGCTTCACGGACTGAGTCCGACGAGTACAACGCCTTCTGCTCAAACAGATCCAACTCATACCGCTCTTCAGATAGCAGTTGCTCTGCGGCGCTGTTGGCCAGCTTCCGCACAAGGGGTGTCTGATCGTCTTCAATCAGTTGCGCGAACTGTGTTTGAACACTGGGACGTTCGAGATACCAGACCCACATAGACTGAGTTAAATCGTCTAGGTACTGGCTCTCATCCCAACCCCACTCCAACAACGCTTTCGCGGCGGCTCGTCGGAAGATCCCGTCTATTACTGTGTCAAGCTCAGCCAAAAGTCCGCCACAATCTCGTAGAACGTCAGATCGATTTGTGCCGATCCATCGGTACGGGCTAGGTCCGCTTTCAACCATGGACGGGTGGGGTGAAGAAGGTATTCATCTGTAGCCCTTTGGCTTCCAACCTTCAGGCGCACCCAACCATCTCCGACCAACCGATCCGTCGGGTCGTATGTCAAGTACGGCTCCTGTCAAAGACAGGGGCCTCCTGATCCCGGACATCGCGTACACCTGCGAACCCGAGTTCTGATCTCAGAGTTCTTACCGCATTTCTGCCCGAAGACTAACCACTACCGATGCACCGATGGTGAAACCACGTGGTACCTCCTGATCACCGTGGCGTCCGCTGAATCACTCGGGAACCTACTCGGTATCCCGGTGAACATGCTCCATCTCCCGAAGACGGTAGACGTCTTCTTGGCCGACGAGAACGCCGTAGTGCTCGACGCCGACTTTGACCCGGCCAACGGCCTCACGCCGTTGTGTCGTATAGACAACTGCACATCACACGAACAAGCACTGTCCCTGATGGGATACCAGTAGTACATAAAAAGCCCCGGCCCGATTCCGTTATGGAGTCAGGTCGGGGCTTTTCTGCGTTTACGGGGATAGCGATACCCCCAGTGCCGAAACACCGGGGGTACCTACCATGGGGGGTGCGCCGTGAGGCGGCGCAGGGTCAGGATACTACACAGGTTGGATCGTTAGCGTCGCCTTCTGTGTATTGCTCAGCTTTGACTTTCCCGTCGACAGTGATCCGGCACCACGCCTTTGTGGTCCGACCGAAGGACGAGTTGGCCCACGTGTACAACGGCTTAGGTTCCTGCGGAACGTTGTCGCCCCGCAGTTCCACTCGGGTCTGACCTGGTTGGTATCGAATACCGTTCTGGTAGTTGTCGTCGTACGAGGCGTACGAGTAGTCGCCCCCGACCTCGAATACAACCACCTCTCGGTGTGCGGGTGGTAGTGGTCGTATATCAGATGGTGTGTTGGCGCAAGCGGTCAGCGCTAGTAGCAACACTGGCACTAGCTTCTTCATATCGATCTCATTCTTTCGATTAGGTCAGGGGGGATGCGGAAATGGAAATACCCCGGAGACGCCTCGGCGGTGATGCCGGACTTCACCAACAGCGCACGGCGTCGCTGTACGTCCTCGTCCAGATTCCACTCATCCGCGTGTGTTTGTTCTAAATCTCGGTACTCCCACCGAGCATCCGACTTCGGAAGACTTTCCAGCGCGGCTATCCGAGAATCTAGGGCTGTGAGTTGCCCTGTAATAGATGATCGTACTGTAGCCGATGTGATCGTACCCAAGACAGACGTTAGTTCTTCTACGGCCCGTATAGCCTCCTCTAATTCGATTTGATGGTTTTCAGCCGGTATGTACCGTGCTTCTTGCAGTGGCACCCACCCAACCTCCCGGATGAACGAATCCGCGAGCAGATACTCGATTGGTTCGGCGTCCATTTGCTTCCCGTGCGACTTGTCCCGGCAGTGGTAGTACCGGTATAGACCCTTGCCGTAGTTTCGTCTGTAGATCTTGTGAAATAAGGGCTTCCCACATACAGCGCACACGACCACCCCAAGAAGAGGTGAAGTTGTCTTGGTACGGGAACCCGCCCGCCGTTCCTTGATCGCTTCTTGGAGACGCCCCCACTGCTCACGGGTAACCAAGGGCTCGGCATTCAGAACCGGTAGGCCGTCAGGCCCACGGACCGTCTCCCCGCCGTAGGTGGCGTGACCCAACAGATACTTCCCGGTGACGATCTTCCAGATTGACGAGGGTAACCACTCACCCCCTTTCGGGGCCGCTATTCCGTCGTCGTTCAGCCGGTTGGCGACAGCCTCTATTGCTGACCCGCGTATGACTTCTTCGACTATCCGGGTGACCACCCGCGCCTTGGCGTGGTCTGTGGCGAGGACCCACCCACCCTCGGGTAATTCGACTGCGGTAAACCCAAACGGCACCTGCCCACCGGGCCACCGGCCTGACGTGAGCAGCTTCCTACGCGAAGCCCTGGTCCGTTCTTTGATGGCCTCTATCTCCCCCTCGGCCACCCCGGCCAATACGTTGGCTACCAGTCGACCAACCCACGTCGACAGGTCGATGTTGTCGGATACGCACACGAGCGTCTTCTCGTGCTCTAGCATCCACCCGAACACCTTGTTGAGCGGGATGGCCCTGCGCCCTATCCGGTCCAGCTTCCAGGCAACCAGGATGTCCCACTGGACGCGTTTGTCCTCCCGGAACCACGGACCCAACGACGGGGTGTCGAACGGGTCCACAGACCCGGACACGTCTAGGTCTTCCGCCCACCCGACGATCTGGTGGTCGTTCAT